GACAGTCGATTTCGTACATAAGTTCATCCAGCCCCCCGCAAGTCAGGCACTTCCGGCTATCGGGCATAGAAAATGTGCTCCCCGATTTGCCGCCTTCTTTTCAGTGCCGTGGACCATGGTGGCCGCACCGAGACCGCGTGGTAGTGCGTCGAATCTTCAAGACCCACCATCGTCACGTTTGTAGACATGAGAATGGCCGCAATGTCATTAGCCTGCCCCCACGCCTCCTTCTCCGCGGCCCGCTCGTGCTTGCCATCGCAGTAGTAACTGAACTGGCACTTGTGCTTGACCGGATTGCCCCGCCAATATCGTCCCTGCCTGACGACCCGGCAGACGGTTGCCGGGTATCGGGAGTCCTTCACCCGGTTCTGTATCACGATACCAACCGCCAGCATGCCCCGCCAGCCCTCAGACCGTGCCTCGAAATACAGGGCCTCCGCCATGCACCTCATTTGTAGCGCGTCGGCCTGCGCTGGCAGCAGAAACAGCAGCAGGGCTACTAGCGCAAGGCTCGCTCTAATCAGAACCGCCATCGATGGCCTCTTTCCAGAGAGCCAGCCGCTCTCGGATTAGTTGCGCCTTTGCCGTTTTTGTCTGCGTGGACTGCGCGGTCAGAAAATCGTTCAGTCCCTGTGGAAGACCTACATACAGACGGCTGACAATAACATCACCTCCGAACCTGCCGGAATGCGTCCCCCCCTTGAAGCGGTTATGTATCCGCTTTTCCTTAACGCTGCTCCTCATGGCCTATGCACCGGCATGAGCCAGCCCGATTTCTCGGTGACAACCTTGCAGATACTACATTGCAGGGCCGCCCACCCGAAGCTGTAAACGTGAGTCGCCTCGCTACACGCCGGGCACCAGATCTGCTTCCCCTTGCTCCCGGCGTGGGTCCACTTTGGAATCGGCGCGAGCGGCGGTGTATCGTTCGCCCCGGGCACAACGTACAGATTTGCCGCTGGCGCTGCTGCGGGAGCCGTCACCGGCTCGGCTCTGCCAAGCAGCCCTGACCAAAACCTTTCAAAAAACCTCATTTTATTTCTCCTTAAGTTGCGGCCACAATAGCGCGGCCTATTTGTTGCGGGAGCCGTCACCGGCTCATCATGCTCCCTCCAGGATGTTCCGAATCAACTCGTCCGCTGCACCCTGGCCTCTTAATGCTCGCCTCAGTTTTTTTGTGCCACGCTCTATGAATTGACCCACCCGGTTCGGCGTCACGCCTATGCCACGGCCTTTGACGCCTTTTTTCCAGCATTTCGCGCAGTTGCATTCCTCGGCGTGGGGCATCCCAACAGCAATCTCCGCCATGGACATGCCGTCAAAGAAATACTCCCGTATGGCTTTGGCATCGCGTTCCCCTAGTGAATCGATGGCATCTGACAGGATATTCTTGGCGTCCTGTGCAATAAGAAGCGTCTCCGGGGACGCACTCGTGATGGCCGAAATTTGATCTAAGTCCATCTCCAGTTCTGCCTTGTTCTTCTTCAAGGGCTGTTCGAGGTGCTGCGGAGGAAAAAGATCTTCGGGTAAACATTCAAGGGCCGCCGCGATTTCCGCAACGCCAGCGGCCCAGTCTCCCGACTTTTTGATTGGCGCTCTCCGCAGGTTCATAAATTCACCAACCTGCGTCGGATTAACGCCACTGGCACGGCTGAGTTCTGCGTTGGAGTAGTAACCTTTTGCGAGCATCCTCCTCCGCATGTAGCCGTTTCGTATGCGAAGCTCTACGATGTAGTCGGAGGTCATATTATTCCCCTCGTAGCTGTTGCGCTTTGGCCGCCCAGATAATTTTGATGTCCGGGTCGTGGGCCCTGTCCCGTGCTTGCTCACACCGGGCTATTCTCTGCTCGGTGCGGGTGGGCTTGCAAAGCTCTTTATGGAGCCAGCTCATGCTCGCAAAAAACCTCTCAACGTCGTTCATTTTTCCCACCCCGCCAGCTTGTAGTAACCAGAGATGACCTCCTCGTGGAGTTCGTCTTCGTCGATCTCCGCTGTGTCCTTCGCCGCCTTACGACTAAACGCCGTTACCGACGTGTCATTATTTTCCACCAAACACAGCAGACTGTACGAGTATGACGTGATAGGGACTCCGTCCAAGACGCGGGTACGGGTGCTAGATAAAACCCGCTCCATAATCTTTATGCTGTTCCAGCCAAACATCGTCTTTTCTTGAAAAGCCTCTACTAGGTCGTATGTTGATCCAATAAACATCTGGGCCTCCTGTCTATGTGATTATTCCCATACGATAGGGCTAAAAAATAGGCTCGTCAACTTATTTTTTGGTTTTTCGTTGACGGCTTCTCTAGGAGGCGATGAATGCAATGAGAAGCACGACAGCAAAATACCCGGCTGTGGCAAGGGCGGCGGTCATTTTTTCGCGGTCCCTCTCTCGCTCATTTCTACGGTTGTTCCGGTCAGCTTCTCTAAGAGGTAGGTAAATTGGCCGGATATCGTGCGCCTCTCTTTCGCGGCCATGCTCTTGAGGACGCGGTAGCTCTCAATTGGGATCACGACGGACTTCCATTTATCAGGGTTCATAGTTTATTTTCCTCTTACCTCTGGGACACTATCGGACTTTTCCACCTTGGTCAAGGTGCCCCAGCTTGGCCCTAGCGACATATCGCTAGGGGTAGGCACCGCCAGCTCCACCGCAGATTCCATTATTTTGCAGAGGTCTCGGGCCTCCGCCACGCCCTCAACGGAGAAGGCTAGCTCGTCGTGGATTTGCACAAGCGGCACCTTGCCGCTCTCCCGGTAGACCGCGACCATCGCGGCCTTTGACTGATCGGCTGCCGATGACTGAATCAATTTATTGACGGCGCGATACAAGTACGCCCTTTTGATATTATCGCCGTACTCTATGTGCGCCTCTTCTTTTGGGAGGGCGCGAGCGGAAACGAACAGGTTCGGCTCCCACAAATCAAAACGGCATTTGCGGCCAAGCAACGACCTGACAAACCCTCCCTTGTCGCGGTGGGCCACCTTACGTGTCACGGCGTCGGTCAGTTCCTTCACGAAAGGAACGTCCTCGTGGTACTGGCGCATGAGCCGTTTGGCCTGTTCCGGCGTCACATCCAGTTGCTCGGCGAGCCGTGTCTGCCCCATGCCGTACATTATGCCGAGATTAATTGTCTTTGCTTGCTTGCGCGGAATGTTGGCGATGTCGGCCACCATCTGATGGAAGTCGGTCTCGGGCTTTTCGCGGTAGGCTTTAACGAAGTCGTCGGCACCGGTCAGGCCCCGTTTTCCGACGAGGCTGGCGAAATGAACAAGGATGCGCGGCTCCTGCTGATCGAAATCCAGGCTCGCCCACTGCTCGCCTTCTTCCGGCAGGAAAAGCCCGCGTATCTTTCTAGCCATGTCGGGATTGCGAGCGGGGATTTGTTGCAGGTTCGGGTTGGACATCGAAATGCGCCCGGTTACGGTGCCACCGCCGTCCGACCGTAGCTGGTTTATGTGGCCGTGTATTCTTCCGTCTTCGGTATAGCGCAAGATGCTGGATAAGAAGGTATTACCCACCTTGTCGTATTCCCGCGCCTCGGCAATTTTCTGGGCTATGGGGTGCTCGTGCTGGGAGAGGAAATTTTTCGTAAACGACGGTAGCCCGGTCTTGGTCCGGCCATAGGGTATGTCCAGATGGTCGAATATCTTGGAAATACTTGCAGCCGCCCAGAGTTCAAACCCCAGCCCCGTCTCCTTCTTGATGTCGGACTTCAGGGCTTTGACGATTTTCAGGAAGTCCTGCTTGAGGCGCTCGGCGGCGTCGAGGTCAACCCGGATGCCGCGCCACGTCATTTCGATGCAGAGCGGTAAGACGGAGGTCTCCATGTCAAAGACCTGCCACAGGTCCTCCTTGGTCAATTCAATCTTGAACACCTGCCAGAGGTCGAGCGTAAGCTGGGCGTCGGCCTCGGCATACTCGCCGACAAAGCAGGCGGGCAGCTTGTAGAGTTCGCCCTTGGGGTCTACCCCAAACTCCTGCGCCGCCTCCCGGAGGGCGGCCTCGGACTTCGTCAACCCCATGTAATCGTATGAAACGGAATTGAGGGAGTAGCTGAAGCGGTTTTCGTTCAGCAGGGGCGCGGCTAACATGGCGTCGAACATCTTTCCCTTGAGGTCGATGCCAAGGCGCTTGAGCCACCCCACGTCGTAGGCCGCGTTGAAGAATATCTTGTCCGCCGGGTGGTTCGCTATCTCCTTTTGGAACCAGCGCGTGACGATGCCCCGGTCGAGGTTTCCGCCACCTTCGTGGGCAATGGGCAGGTAGGCGTTAAAACCCTCGTATGCGACGGCAAACCCGACGACATCGCCGTGGCCCGTAGCCCAGCCCGGTCCATGGGTCTTGAGCCGCGGATCTTTGGTCTCCAGGTCAATGGCTATTTCTTTTATGCCGCCGGGGGTAGGCGGCAACTGCTCAATGGGAACCCACTCGGTTTTAATGCCCCACTTCGGCTTCTGGAGGTTATTTTTCATCTGATCCAACCTGCTGTTCCCCTTGCGCGCACTCAAAAGCTACGGCGGCGTATCCCGCGCCGTCAATGTAATCGTCGGGATTAAACACGCCCTGTTTCCTTCGCGCGACCTTGAGAAGCTCCATCATGTTGGCAACGTCCTCCGCCGTAATCTTTCCTATGTTGTAGAGGTAGCCGTTCCAGAGTTGCGCTATGTTTTCATGGTTTTCCAGCATGGACCCGTGGGCTTCGGCCCGAGCCCCTCCAACGAGGCTTAGTGCGGTCTCTAAGATTTCTTTAGCTGGCATCTTCGATACTCCGCTCTTGTATTGTCAGACCTCTGCTCCTGGCATACGCGATACCTTTTTCCATCCCCTCTGAAATTCCGAGATCGGTGTAAACTGCACAAAGGTCCGCCACGTCATACCAAGCGAGCGCACTTTTCATGCCCAAACTCCGCTGCTCCGGAATCTCGTCGTCCAGCACCTGCGTATATAGAAGATGCGAGGCGAAGGGCGACTCTCCCCTGTTTAATGAATCAGACAGGCACCGTCGGGCGTAGCTGACGTTCCCTATTTTCTTAACCTCTAAACGATGAAGGAAGCCAAAAGTTTCAGCGGTGCCTTTGTACGGGCTTTCGATTATCACTCTCGTGTGATCCCCCTCTTGCCACAGCCCGACGGCAGATCGCCGCTTGCGAATTTTAAGGAGTCTCCGGTCAAAGTCGTCCTCTTTCGCCGAAGCTATTATTTTTGCTGCGCGTTCCCGTGCTTTTGCAAGAGTTACGGCACCTACGCCACCGAGACCAAGATCCCGGCGTTTTCCGGCAGCCATAGTCCGCACCACCCAGGATTTGGACCCCGCCGGGAGCACGACGAGGTAAAGACAGCCCCCATCTGCGTACCTTCCCGCCCGCTCTGTGTCCCGGACGATTTTATCGGTCAGGGCCCGCTTCGGGTGTCGTCCTCTTCTCTTCATATCGACCATCCCCTCTGTGAATCCTCCGGCATTTTGAGAACGAGGTTTTGTTTTGCCCTCGTTATGCCGACATATAGAACGCGGTGGGCGTCGTCTGGGTTCTTCTCCATCTCTTTCAGCGCCTTGCCTGACAGGTCCGTGAACAGGAGTACGTTGTCCGCTTCGCCGCCCTTTGCCCCGTGGATCGTGGACAGTTTGATCTTGGGTTTTTCGAAGATGTTAATGCCTCGGTTGAGGAGTGCCGTGGCGTATGCCCGGTCTTCATCACCTATCCGGTCGAGCGCCATATCCCATGTGTCGTCGGGCGTCTCCAGGCCGAAATGCTGGCGGAGCACCGCCATTGTAAAGAGGTCTTGTTCGTCTGCGCCGCCGAGCATTTTCTTGGCACCGCGTTTCAGGCGGCCTTCCCCGCTGGATATGTGGTCATAAAGGTTCACGGCCTCCTTCAGGGAGACCTCGTGTCCGGGGCTTTGCTGTAGGTGGTTCCAGGAGCTGATGGCGTTCCGAAGGGTCTTTTTGAGGGACGGGGAACCCTTGCGCTCGAAGTAGTGGCCGCTGGATGTAAGTCTGTCGGCCAATTCGTCCAGCATGTAGTTTGCCTGCGCCAGGATGAGCCACTCGTT